GCTGGCCAAGAGCCTGAAGTGCCTCTACGGCCATTTCGATATCGACTTTGTCGAACTTGGTCCTGCCGCTGTTGGTTTCTGGCGCAACCTGCTCAAGGTCCAGCTTGAGGTCCGGTCATGATGATGGTAATGATGCTCCTACAATGGAGTGACGCCTCGATTATGCCACACAACCGGGCAACCAACAAGCTAGTGAATACCCTTACCGGCAGGCTGACCTTCGACCAGTGCATCTTCATGGTGGAGCTGATGTGGCCCGACTACGCCAGTGACGTGAAGAGGAAGAGCGGAGGCTCGCTGCACCTATAATCCTGGCTCGAGAAAATCCGGAATGACACTCGCAATGATGCTGTACCAATGGGCCGAATGTGCTGGTTATAACAACTACAATCAGACGACCCGCTACGTCATGGCCGTGGTGATGACCAGGATGAAACAAGGTGCGTGGCGCAAGGTCCGTTACGAGATAATGAGCGGCTGGAAAAGCGGCGACAACAGGTGGTAGCTATGAAAACAATGCGTGAGCTGGTAGAAGACAAAGTCATGGAGCTTTTCAGGGAGGGCTACGAAGAGGGCCTGGAGGCCTTCCACGAGCCGGTCAAGGTGACGGATATAGAGAGACGCATTTTGGCTTATCCGCACCCCAGGGTGATCGTTATCAACCCTGGACACCTTGAAGCGCTCTTCACGATGATCGAGGCCAGGGTCAAGTGCGCATATGACGCCGAGCTGCTCAAGGTGCTCGACGCCCAACTCTGTCAAGCATACAGGTGAGCCATGCCGCACGGTAAGAACGTCATACACCGCATACACGACGGTATGCAATTCTTCTTCTCCCCCGAGTCTGCACGGTTCGAGTTTGTCGGCTTCTATTTCGACCACGACAACATCTGCAGGCCAATCCATGCCCAGTCGATCTACGGCCAGCACATCATGGCGTGGTTGGGCATCGAAACCGATGACAGCGGAATGCCGATAATATGAGAGATCCCATAGACATCAACAGGGTAATTCACAAGATGTGGCCAGACAAGTACCGGGTGAACGCCAGGATCAGCGTCAAGAGCTACGTTCGCCACATGCCCGACATCGACAAGGAGATCCGCGCCATGCTTTCCCACGGCATAGCCGACGCCTTAGTTAATCGCCTGAAGGACGGCGGATTTTTTGAGCGCATTATCCCGGACCATGATAGAGTGAATTGCAAATACTGCAGAGAGGAAGAGTATTCGTACGGCCCTCGCGCCGTGGACTGGAGAGACGATATCCTGTACCACGGAGAGGTATACGCGTTCACCAAAGAGGAGCTGAGAGAATTCCTGGTGGCTGTGTTAGGTGAGGCCCTATCGGAATAATGGGATTCGTTTACGCTATTCATCATACGCCTACTGGTTCAAGGTATATCGGCAGCACGGTAAACTTCGCCAGGCGCACCAAGGACCACGTCAACAGGCTTCGCAGTGAAAGGCATCATTGCGAGGCCCTGCAGTCGTTATGGAATTCCTGTGCGCAGTCCGAATTCGAGTGGTATGTTATCGAGGAAACTGATCGGCACGAGGAGCGGGAACAGTTCTGGATAGACTTCTTCGGCGAAACCCTCAATACCATTAAGATAGTTGGTGAGGTTCCGACGTGTCGCCGTAGGCCTAAGCCAGCTAAAGCTGAGTCCAGGATTGATCGATGGCGCAAGAAGGAGGCTGACAGGCTCGAAAGAGAGGCTATGGCCGAAGTTGAGATGTATGTTAGGTACTTCCCCGATAGGTGCCGAACCAAGTAACTGTTATCCGACAACTATCAAAAGTTCAACAAACCAGCCAATGGAGCGAGAATGAAACTGAAAAGAAAGGTCAGGCGTCTGGAGCAGGGCATCACCATGCTTCGTGTTGACATGAGCAAGAAGCTGTCCAGGATCGAAGGTCTGCTCAAGGTCTTCATGAAAGACATCGGAGTGGACGTGCCCACTGATCACGAGGGGGCTTGCGTAGCCGCCTTCAAGAAGATGCTGGATCAAATCGAGCCACCCATCATGCTCCCCAAGGCTATGCCCGAAGTGAAAGGCGACACCATCCGCTTCCGCCGCCGTGAGCTGCCTGGCGCTGACATCCTGGTATCCGAAGGCCTGACACCTACTCCCGAGACAATCAAGGACTTTAATGACGACATGCTTTGCCAATGCCCGCAATGTCGTGAGTACCGAGCCAATGAACGTGTCAGGGAGCGCTTCGAGGGTATGCTACTTTCGAGCGAGGACGTAGCAGCCAGCCTTATCAACTTCCCGGACGACCCGGTCATGTGGCCCGAGGACTGCCAAGTGTTTATCGGCATCGACCCAGGCGTTGAAGACTGGAGTGGCATTGCCATGGTCAGGGATAACCCGGATGACGCGATGATCGACGCCATGACATTCGGCACCGGCCTTTACAGAAGCTTCGGCCCTATCAAGACCGGAACCTACTTCACCGCATTGGCAACAGAGTCCACGGTCATGAAGGCTCTCAAGGAGATGAATGAATAAAGATAACTGGGAACGCAAGCTGGTAAAGTATTGGTCAGGCATGAACTACTCGCTGGTTCAGGTCCAGCCGAGAAAGATCATCGGTGCCAAGATGAGGGTGTTCGTGCATAACGTGCTTTCAATCCCTGGCCAGAAGAGACTATTAGAGGGCAGATGATCGGCAAAATCCTTCTGTTCACATCGCTGTGGATAATCATAGGCCTCATCATCTTCCGTGTCTGCAATGACGCCAAGAGGGACGGCTGGTGGCTTCACGACGAAGATCCGGAATGAGCGACATGCATAGATGGTCACGACCATGGAAGGCGGCGAGGAGCACAGGGGAATAACCAAGTACCCGTCAATATATAACCGGCTCGATTCGACTGCGACATCCCTCTCGTCGGGGGTAAATCGCCTCTGCGTTTTTTCTGTGCAACCGATCAATGGTCATGGTACTGTACAATCTAATGATGAATTGTACAGTACCTTTTCCTTTTGGAGGACCGATGAAAGAGATTATCAAATTTGTTACAGAGGATGGCCAGGAGTTTGTCTCCGAGAACGACGCGCTGAATCACGAGATCAATGTTGACCTCATGATGCTCATGCCGGATAGCGAGGATTCCAGAGCCATAAACTGGACCAGGTTCGAGATCGCAATGTGGGTCAGGCGTAACATTGCGGCAATTAATGTAGCTATCTCCATGGACCGGATCGAGTACCGGATTCCCAGGATCGAATAGCCGACAAGAAACACCACAAGCAGAGGAGCTTCACGGTAGTATGAAAGTATGCAACGACTTACGAGAGCGGCAGTTTACGACCAACAGTACGACAGGCAAGCGCTGCCGCTACATTGATGAGTTTGACGAGCTGGACATAGGCACGGTGTACGACCACGGTGATGGCTGGTACATCGTAGAGAAGAAGTATCAGAACGGTGACGAGCTGGTAGACGTCCCGGCTGAAAACGTCAAGGAGGTAGAACGTTGACACTGAAACAGAAGATCTGTGGATTCAAAGGCCATGAGTTTGAGCTATTCGCTGCGCCCACTGCAGCCAAGCGCACTGCACACGTCAGGCTTATCTGCAGCAAATGCGGATTCGGCACCGCCTGGTATTCACTGCGCAAGGCCACGAAGACGACTGACCTGCTGCAGGCCAAGGAGGAATGATGGACGGCAATATCTTTCGTGGCCTCTTCGCGAGACTGGAGGCAAACCGCAAGGCCGCTCTCGACAAGCAGGCCGAGGCCGAGAAGGACAGCAAGGAGCTTCTCGACCTGGAAAAGGCCCAGCACAGCCAGTTCCGCGCCAGGATGGAAGGCCTGCGCATCAAGTGCGAATTCTTCCGTGAGAAAACACCCCATGGGTCTTTCGAGATACTCATGGGCCGCAAGGTCATGGTAGAGAGAATCTACGTTGACCCCGAATTCATGGACGTCGGCGTCTGCTTCGTATACTGGGACAACACCGGTATCATGAGACGCAACCGCATGTCCATTGAGAACTTCAGCGCTGGATGTGACCGCAGCAGTCACTGGTCACCAACCCAGCAAATCACCGCCAATCAAGGCCCAATGATCACACCTATCTATTGAGAGGAGTACCATGGAACTCGAAAGACTGAATCCGATTATCGTTCCCACCAGCCAAAGCTACAACTCGGTCAAAGCCGCCCTGGTTATCCATGAGCGTGGCGCCCTGGTCAGGTTCTCGGAGGTGCTGCCGCTGATCGCCATGTGCGAGAAGGCCACCGAAACAGTGATGGAGCTTGACGCCCTGCGTAGCAAGAAGAAGGCTGCGGAGGGACACATCAGGGCCTTTCGCGAGGCAAACACCATGCTTGGTGAGGTCATTCGTGAGCAAGAGGACGTCAACCATATCCTCCAGGAGAAGTGCATTGAGCTGGACAACAAGCTGCGTGAGGCTCAATCCCTGGCCGCAGAATGGCAGAAAAAGCTCAACATGGAAACCATGCGCCATGAAAGACTCCTGAGGCTTCGCGACAGCATGACCAAAGAGATCGCGATGCTGCGGGCACATCTGGACGTCTCCAGTCTCAGCACCCAAAACAGCAAGCACTGACATGAGAATCATGATCTGGGTTATCGGCGCTATGTTCACATTCGGATATATCGCCGGTCAGGAAGAATACAACCCCGCGAGTCTCGGTGCCAGGGCTATTGCCTCTGCGATAGTTTGGCCGCTGATTCTCGGGGTTGACATTGCCAGGAAGGAGGCAAGAAATGAATAGAGCGGATTATCCGGATATCGCAGACGATATTATGGCGAAGGTACTGGAGCAGCGAGCCAGAACGGTACTATTGTTCGTAGCATTCGTAATCGCCTGCCTGTGCGCGGTAGGCATCACAGAAATGAATAACAGAAACTCCATCGCTCTGCAGGGAGGCCACTACGCTAACCAGGTTGCCCTCCAGGATAAGGCCAGCCACGACGCGTTCGAGATGCAGCGCGTAGCCATTAACGCCGGAAGGGTGCGTCAGGAGGAAGCGATAAAGGCCCAGGTCCAATTCTACCTCCTGCAGAAGGGATTCGAGATCCAGGAGAAAGAGAAGGAGCCGCCCTCCTTCCCCAGCCAGATTCCGGAGAAGCGTCCGTCGACAGAACAAATGTGAATGCCCCATAGGTGTTGATGGCAACACCAGAGATCCGGCGAATACCAGGCTCACAACCTGGTAGCCGTTTAACCCACTTGAGCCAACTTACCTGGAACCGGCTCAAGTGGGTTTTTTTATTGACCTAGCAATAAGCATGCCATATATTTTCCGGTATGATCAAGACGTATTCACAAAGAGATCTTGTCCTGGATATCCCGGACAAATTCCTCTTCCTGTTTCACCCCAAGGACTTCAAGGTAGCCAAAGGTGGACGGTCAAGCGCCAAGTCCTGGAGCTTCGCCCGCGCTCTCGTTGTCATAGGCTACGCCGAGGAGAAGCGTATCCTCTGTACTCGTGAAGTCCAGAACTCCATTGACGAATCGGTATACCAGCTACTCAAAGACCAGATCCGCCTACTTGGCCTGGACTGGTTCTATACCCCGTTCCGTGACAGGATTGTCGGCCAGAATGGTACGATCTTTGCATTCGAGGGACTGGCCACTCACACTATCACCTCCCTGAAGTCATACGAGGGATTCGATATCTGCTGGGTAGAGGAGGCTCACGCCGTCAGTAAGCGGTCATGGGACGTCCTAATCCCGACCATCCGGAAGGAAGGGTCCGAGATCTGGGTCACCTTCAACCCCGAGCTGGAGAGCGACGAGACGTACAAGAGGTTCGTTACCGAAGCTACGCCTGACCGGTATTATGTGGTTCATGTCACCTGGCGGGATAATCCCTTCCTCACCGCAAAATCGAATGCAGATCGCCTGGAGTGCAAGCTCAAGCGCCCAGACGACTACGACAACATCTGGGAAGGCCGCTGCAGGCCTGCCGTGGCTGGAGCCATCTACTACAAGCAGATGGACGAAATGCTGCGACAAGGCCGTATATGCAACGTTCCATACGACCCCTTCCTGAAGGTACACGTCATCTCCGACATCGGCCTGAACGACACCACAGCGCTTATTATGGCACAACGCCGCGCCTCCGAGATCCGCATCATTGACTATATCGAGGACAACCGCAGGACGTGGGACTCGTACTCTATCGAGCTGAAAGAGCGCCGATACAACTGGGGCAGGCTCTGGCTACCGCATGATGGCTTCGCCGCCGATATGAAGAGCAACGGCAAGTCCTCCGCAGACATCCTTCGCAAACTTGGCTGGGACGTGCCAGATCGGGAGGAGATCGTAGAGCGCTCTATCGAGGAGGGCATAAAGGTCGCCCGCATGACCATGCCCAGGATCTACGTCGATGTGAAGAAGGCCGCAAGGCTTATCGAATGCCTCAAGCGGTATCGTCGGCACGTGTCGAAGCAGACCCTCGCCGAGACAGGCCCGGTCCATGACGAATTCAGCAACGGTGCCGACTCCTTCCGCTACCTCTGCCTCAATATCGAGAAGATGACCAACGAAGAGCGTCATACCATGAGGATGCCGAACAGGCGTACCCGCTACGGTCAGCCGCTCGATGACGGCGTCGGTTATTAGGAACTATATGAAAATATTGGATAAATTTAAAGAAGTACTTATCTATAACGAAACTACCGGGGTTTTCACGTGGAGAGTAACCACAAGCTCCAGGGCATTGGCAGGAAGCGCGGCTGGATGTGTCAGCAGTAGTGACGGCTATATCTACATCCAGTACGCCGGAGATAAGGTCCAGGCCCACAGGTTGGCTTGGTATTTTATCCACGGCTATGACTCGGAATTTGAGATCGACCACCGCGATAGGGTGAGGACGAATAATGCACCAGACAATTTGCGTGAGGCGTCGAGGCAATGCCAGTCCCGAAATTGCGGTATGCTGTCAAACAATACGTCAGGAATTAAGGGCGTATCGTGGTACAAGCAAACCAACAGGTGGCAGGTCCACATAAAAGTCAACGGTAAACAAATTCGCCTGGCCTATGTCAAGAACCTACTCGATGCAGCTTACCTTCGCTACGCTGCCGAGCAATGTCTTGGGTTCGCTGATTGCGACACCATGTCCAGCGCGAAGGCCTATATCGACTCCCACAAATACTGATTGCCTCAAATCAAGGGCAAAATTTCACCTACTTTTTTGCCCTACTTTCGCAGCATGCATTTTTCTTGCCAGTTTCACAAATAAAACCTTGTCATCATCCATCTGGTGATTAGAATTTTGACATGAACGTAATTAGTACTATTCTTGCAATAGCATAATCCATGCCGAGAACAATATGACACCGGAAGATAACGAGCGAAAGAAAGTTATGAGAGAGATGCAGCGCGAAGCCGATGGGCTGCTTGCTCAATCCGGTCTGCATGAGATGCCAGACGGAACCCTCATGAACAATGAGGAAATGGCCGTTGACTCCACCGGTCAGTACGAACCAGAACAGGAGCACGGACCATCTGACAATCCGATGGAGCCGGACATAGAGGACGAGGAGGCCAGCGAGGCCCAGCAAGAAGCCATTATGGCCATTGCCCATTCGATCCTCAAGACCAGGGAAGAGGCTATACAGTACCGCTCGAATTCCGGAATAGAGCGCTGGTGGAGGATCAGCGAGCAGATGCTCGACTACTCCCAGGATCTGGAGCAGGCACCGGCAATGATCGACTACGCTGCGGGAACCGCCCCCGTGCCGAATACCGGGGTCAGGCGCTCGCGAGTCGTTATGAATTTGGTAAGGGGCCGATGCGAGGTTTCGCTCGGTCGCTTCGAAGACATCCTCCTTCCGGTTAGGGATCGGAACTGGGGATTCAAGGTTACACCGAACCCCGAGGTCATGAAGATGGTTGGGGATCTGCGTATGGCCACGTCAGGCGGTCAGCCGGTTAAAATGACGAACGGCCAGCAGGCGAACATGGACCAGGTCGCAAAGGCGATCAAGGTGAAGGCCGAGAAGGCAATGGCCGGTATGGAGAAGGTTGTCCACGACGCCCTGACCGAGTGCAGCTTCAATAGCGAAGAACGTAAGGTCATGGAGAACGCCGTCAACCTTGGCACCGGCATCCTGAAAGGACCGTGTATCTCCCGCAAGCTCAAGAAGGTATGGAAGCGCGAGCAATCAGCGAATCCGAACGTCGAGAACGGACCTCCTGTGTGGGTCAGGAACCTGGAGTATAAGGAAGACAATAAGCCGATCTCTCTATCAGTAAGCCCGTGGAATGTGTACCCTTCCGCAGACTGCAAGGGAGATCCGAGCAAGGGATCTTACATCTGGGAAAAGGACACGATCCGCCCCCGAGATGTGCAGCGCCTCATCGGACTGCCAGGCTACAGCACCAAGCAGCTTGAGTCAGTGCTCGAAGAGGAGCCGAAACGAATCATGGTCACCTATGACCAGCACGGCAACTACATGAAGATCCAGGAAGAGAATGCAAACCTGGGCGAGGTGTATGACCTATGGGAGTACAACGGAGAGGTCAGGCGCGAGTACATGGAGCTGTTGGGCTGCACCTGTCCTGTCGGCAGACCGGTATCGGCCAGGATAGTATTTATCAACGACCGCCCCGTAAAGGCAACGCTGAATCTGCTTGACACTGGCGATCTTCCCTACGACTTCTTCACCTGGACCAATATCTCTGATGTCCCGTGGGGAGCTGGCGAGCCGATCAAGATCATGTGGGCACAGCGTATCATCAATGCCGTATGGCGGCAGATGTGCGACAATGCCGGTGACTCTGCGGGCGCGAATATCGCGATCATGGGCCTTGAGCCTGACGATGGCGTCTGGGAGATCAGCGGCAAGAAGTTGTGGAGATGGGACGGCGAGACGGACCTTGACGATATCCGCAAAGCCATTACCCAGGTCCAGGTAGAGAACAATCAAGCCCCCCTTCAAGCCATGCTTGAGCTGGCCCTGAAATTCATCGACTTGATGACGGCCACGCCAACCATATTCCAGGGTGAGGCCAAAGAGGCACCCGACACTCTCGGTGCCACCAATATCGTGGTTGACTCCTCGAACGTCACCTTCCGCTCCAAAGTGAAGCGATGGGATGACCAGGTAACCACTCCGCACCTTCGGAGATGGTACGATTTCGAGATGCAATACCATGAGGACGATTCGATCAAGGAAGACCTCGACGTTGATCCACGTGGCGCTTCGGTCCTGTACGAGAAAGACCAGATGCGTCAGCAGATCCTCCAGATCTTCCAGCTGAAAGCAGACCCTGACATCAACAGGAAGACCGACTGGGACAAGGCTATCGAGCTGTTCTACTCAGCCAGCCACCTGGACATTATCAAGGATCAACCGGCAGAGGGTGAGCAGCAGCCACAAGGACCGCCGAGTCCTGACCAGATCCAGCTACAGGTTGCGCAGGTACGGGCCGACAGCCTTATGCAGGTAGCCATGCTTAAGCAGCAGCAAGCCGAGGCAGAGATGGCCTTCAAGTCCACTGAGGCCGACAAAGAGAGACAGCATGAAGCGGCTATGAAGCAAGCCGACCTCCAGATCAAGATGATGGAGTATGCCGAGAAACGGAACATCAACCTCGATAACCTTAAGGTCCAGCTGGCCCTTGGCGGTGAGGGGATGAATATGCAGTGGAAACTGGCCCAGAACGGCAGAGAGGACTCCAGGCAGGAGCGCCAGGAAGGCCGACAGGATTCGAAAGAGGAACGAGCGGAAGAGATGAACGAGCGCCGGGTAGAGCGAACTGAAGAGCGTGTCGCTACCCCGCAGGTTGCCACTCCGCCGACCGAACCCCCAGGAAGAGCACCAGTTGGTGAGGCTTACCCGAGATGATCGATATCGACAACCAAGAAGTTGAGCTGGTAATTCCCGCATACTTTGACGAGAATTCCCAGACGTGGGCCGCAATGAAGGAGATGCTCGAATCCCTCCTGGCCGACACAAGGAAGCGAAACGATTCTTTCCGCAATACGCCGGATCAAACCGCCGCCATTCGTGGAGAGGTCAAGCTGTTAAAGCAACTGTTGAAGATACCTGAGAAGGTAAGAAAAGGCCGCGCAAAGCGCCCACAAACTATCCGTCAGGACTTTTAAGCCGCTGCCGGGAAGAGGAGCAATCCAATGTTCGAAGAAGAAACCGTAGTACCGCAAATGTCACAAGAAGAGATCGACCTCCGGAATGAACTGAATAAGGAAGTTTTCGAAGGAGCCGAGGGTATTGAAACGCTGCCGCCTGCAGAAGCCGCCAGTGAGGAAGATGCCGCAGCTCTCGAAGCAGCCAAGAAAGCAGAGCAGGAAAAAGAGGCAGATCCGTGGGAGGGTGTTGCACCAGTCCTTCGCCAGGCGATTGAGAGTATCCAGTCCAGACTTGGCGGGTTTGACGCTTTCGGCGAACGGTTGAAACAGGCCGAAAATCGGGTTGGTGGAATTGATAACAGGCTTCGGGATATGAAGGCCGCATTCCCGGCTGCAAAACAACCAACCAGACAAGATGTAGAAGCCGCCCTGGCGAGCAATGCTGGATTTAAGGTATTCAGCGAAGACTTCCCGGATCACGCAAACGCTTTCAAAGAGATTCTGATTGCCACCACCTCAGGTGCTGGCCCGGTCGGGATGTCGATGGAGGAAGTCCAGAAGATGCGTGACGAGATGAACACCAACTTCGAGGAACGCCTGAACAAACAGCAGCTCGGATTCGAGCTAAAGCTTCTCCGTAGCAAGTATAAGAACCATGTCGCATTGATTAAGGAGCCGACCTTCGAGCCGTGGCTACAGACTCAGTCTCCCGAGATGAAAGCGAAATTTGGTTCATTTGATGCCCTGGATGGTATCGACCTCCTTGACGAGTACACAGCGTACAAGGCGAAAGCCGCAGCGCTGCCGAATACCGCGAAGGAGCGACAAGATCGGCTGGCCTTAGCCGCCGAAAATAAACGCACCACCACGGCAGTGAAACAAAAATCCGAGGCTGACATGACCGAGGCGGAATACCGCGATTATGTATCCAAACAAATTTGGGGGAAATAAGCAATGGCCACTCAAACCTATTCTCTTGTTCCGAGCAGGAACCTGATTCGAGCAGAACTCGAAATGCTGAAGTATGCCGAACCTTACTTTGTGTTGGGATCTTTCGGTATGCAGAAAGAAATGCCGCTCAATAAGACCGAGACTCTCGTCTTCCGTCGAGTTGACCCGTACAACATGGCTGCGAACGGTATCGCCAATATCACCGCCACCGACTTCCTGTTGGCAGAGGGTGCCATTCCGACTCCTTCGACCATCAGCTACACCGACGTCTCTGTCACCCTGAAGCAGTACGCCGTCCTCTTCAAACTGACCTCCAAGGCCGCTTTGATGTACGAGGATGACATCCCGAACGACATGAAAATGCTCACCGGGAAGACCATGGGTGAGGTTGCCGAACTCG